ACATGGCGGCTTCGCTCAAGACATCGGTGGAGAGCCTTCAGGTTCTAACCTTGGCGGGCGAATTGGCCGGGGTCTCACTGGGCGAGATCGAACAGGCGACGAAGAAGCTGACCACGCGGTTGTCTGAAGCTGCATCTGGGTCAGGTTCTGCTGTTGGGGCGTTGGAGCGGCTGAATCTCTCCGCACGGGATCTCCAGGCTTTGCCCTTGGATGAACGTATCGCCACGATCCAAGACGCCTTAGCTCGGCTTGTCCCTGAGGCTGAACGTGCGGCCGTGGCCTCGGACCTCTTTGGCGACAAGGCGGCACTGGCGTTCTTGCGGATTGATCCGGCCACGTTGCGAGAGGCGGCCAAAGATGTGCGCGACTTCGGGGTGGCGGTGAGCGCCACAGATGCCGTGCAGATCGAAAGAACAGGGGATGCGATTGCCAAGCTCAGTCTGATCTGGCTCGGCCTAACCAATCGCCTCACGGCGGCGGTCGCGCCTGCGCTGGAAACCATCGCCAATGCGCTTGGCGATGCGGCTCGTGGTTCTGGCATGCTTGGCCAGGCGATCACGGCGGTCTTTGACAATCTTGGCCGGCTGACGGCCTATGCCGCAACGTTTGCGACGGTCATGGCGGGACGCTGGGTCGCGGGGCTGACGGCGGCCGCGTTGTCGGTAAAGGGTCTGGCAACCGGACTGGTGCTGTTGCGCGGTGCCTTGATCCGCACCGGGATCGGCGCGCTGATCGTGGGCGCAGGCGAGCTTGTTTACCAGTTCACGCAACTCGTCGCCAAAGTCGGTGGAGTTGGTGCAGCCTTCGGCCTCTTGCGCAATGTCGCGGCAGAGGCGTGGGACCGCCTGGGGCTGGCGGCTACGGCGGCCTGGTCGCGCGTAGAGGCGGGCTGGGCGGACGCAGAGGCGGGCATTTACGGTGGGCTGCAATCGGCGCTGTCGGCGGTTGTGGGCTGGGGCAATTCTGCTGTCGGGACGTTCCAGGGCGCTTTTGACGGGGTGAAGGCAATCTGGGGCGCGCTGCCGCAGGCCATCGGAGATTTTGCCTATCAAGCGGCAAATGGGCTGATCGGTGGCGTCGAGTCGATGCTGAATGCGGTCGTCACGCGCATCAACAGCTTCATCGAAGGGCTGAACGCGGCGCTGGCCCTCCTGCCTGATTGGGCGACCGGTGAAGCTGGCCTGAAGATCGGCACGCTGGAGGCAGTGGACCTCGGGGGAGTTGCCAATCCCTTCGAGGGCGCAGCCTCGGCCGCAGGCACGGCGGCGGCTGATGCCTTCCGTGCGGCCATGGGCACGACCTACATTGAGGCACCTGTTCTCTTCGGAGGCATGGCGGAGGCTGCGCGCGGTCGCGCAGCAGGATACTCTGAGGCGGCCGGCATGCTGTCGGAGGCAGCCTCACGCCCGATGACCGCTTGGGAAGCCCTCAAGGTGGCGATGACCGGCGCGGGTGCCGAGGGCGAAGAGGCACTGAACGGCGCGGCTGCGGCGGCTGGTGCGCTCTCAGACGGGTTTGAAGATGCTGGCCGATCAGCAGGGGGGGCCGGTGGTGCTGCCAAGAAGGCCGCAGAAGAGGCTGCAACCGGCTGGGCCCAGGTCACGAAATCCCTGGCTGACTATGACAAAGGCGCGATGGATTGGAGCAAAGGGCTTGGCGAGACGCTGACCTCCGCCTTCTCGTCGGCGGAAAGCGCCTTCCGGCAGTTTGTGACCACCGGCAAGTTCGACTTCAAATCGCTGGTCTCCTCGATCTTGGCGGACCTTGCCACACTTGCCTTCAAGAACGCGGTCTTGGGCCCCTTGGCCTCAGCGCTTTCGGGCGTCTTTGGCGGTGGGATCTTTGGGGGTGGGGCAGCGGCTGCCGCAAACCCGATGCTGAACGCGAGTATCTGGCATACGGGAGGCATGGTGGGTGCGGGCGCACCGATGCGCGCAGTGCCAGTCACCGCATTTGCAGATGCCCCTCGGATGCATTCGGGCGGCTGGGCGGGGCTTCGGCCAGATGAGGTTCCTGCCATCCTGCAAAGGGGAGAACGGGTGCTCAATCGTCGTGAGGCCGCAGGCTACGGCCGGGGCGCCAGCGCTGGCACCGGCGTGACCGTGAACATCGACGCGCGCGGGGCGCAGATGGGTGTGGCCGAGCAGATCGATGCGCGCCTTCGTGCGGCCATCCCGGAAATCGCCCGCATCGCGAAGGAAAGCGTGGCCGACGGCCGACGCCGGGGTCAGGTGATCTGAGATGGCCATTCCTGTGTTGCCCCTGACGCTCGTTTCCTCTCTCGAGCGGCGGCTCGTCACATCGGTCGCCGAGGCGCGCTCGCCCTTTACGGGCACATCCCAGATTCAGGACTGGGGTGCCTCCTGGTGGGAGTACCAGATTGAAATGGCGGTAATGCAAGGGGCGAATGCCCGTCGTCTTTCAGCCTTCTTTACGGCCCTTGGTGGCCTCCGGGGCCGGTTCCTCTTCCCCGATCCTTCGATCGAGGTGCCTTTGGCTGTTGGCAATCCCTATGTCACCGAGACGCAAGTCGCCGGCGCCTCCACCCTGAAAACCGCCGGATGGGGACTTGGACTCAGGGCAGGTGACTTCTTCCAACTCGGATCTGACGCGGCCACTCGGCTTTACCAAGTGACCGCGGATATCATGCCGCTCGGCAGCGAGGCGATGGTCAACTTTGTGCCGCCGCTCAGAGCCTCGGTCCCGGCCGGTGCGCTTCTTGGTCTTGACGCCCCGTCGGTGCTCTTGAGGCTCACCGCACCTGTGCCCACAGTGATTGGTCGCGCGGACCAGCACCGCTTCACCCTCTCTACGCGCGAAGCGCTGTGACCAAAGCGAGATGAAAGCGCTCTCCTATGTCACGTGACATCACACCTGCCTTCGCCACGGCACTGGCGGATCCGTCGCTGCGGCCCGTCATCTTCTTTGAAGGTCAGTTCGCCACGGGCTGGGTTCGGATCTGGTCGGGCCTTGGGTCTGTCACTTGGAACGGACAAACTTGGTCTGGTGCAGGCTCGCTGCTTGGGCTCGGGGGCATCGATGAGACCGGCGAGGTTGTGGCCGGGGGCACGGCCGTGTCGCTTTCTGGCGTGCCACTGGACCTTGTTCAAATGGCCATTGAGGAGGCGCGTCAGGGCTTGCCGGGGCGGATCTGGCTGGGGCTTCTGACGGAGGTCGGAACCATCATTGCCGATCCGGTTCAGGCTTTCTCGGGCCGGCTCGATGTCCCTGAAATCAAGGATGACGCGGACACCTGCACGATCACGATCAGCTATGAAAGCCGGCTCATTGATCTCACCGTGGCGCGGACCTGGCGCTATACCCACGAAAGTCAGCAGGTGCTCTTCCCGGACGATCTTGGGTTCGAATACGTGACCGCGATCCAGGACAGAGAAATCACCTGGGGGAGGGGATAACAATCTACCGGATCACCAAGATCGCGATTAGGCTTGGCAACACGGGATCATAGAAGTGGCGGGGCGGGCATGCAGGCATCTCAGAATTGCAAAACGGCGCGCCGCTCGGTTTGGACCCTGACGCTTGTTTTGCCTTTGGTTACCTCCAGCTTTGCAGCCACGGCCCATGCCGAGACGGCAGTGGACCGAGTCATCTCGAGCTATTCCGCCGCATGCGACGCGCTTTATGCCGAAAGCCCAGATCTGGCGAACGACCCTGATCCTGAGGCGGCAAAGGAGTTCACAGTCGATCCGTCTTTGATCTACGAGCTGCCGATTACCCCTGAGGGGACGACTGCGACCGTCGTTTATGCGGGGTTCTCTTGTGGATGGTTTGGACGGACATGGTGCGGGACGGCCGGATGTGGATCCTATCTGATCGTTGGTGAGAAAGTCTTCGAGTGGAACACAGTCTCATACCCGCCAGAATCCGTCGGTAACGGTTCGAGCACGCTCCTCGTTGCGCCGATCAAAGGGTTTAGCTGCCAAGACAGCAATGGCGCGGGCGGTTATGGGGTTGATCCCTGCTTTAGCGCGGCGGTCTGGGATGAGGCCGACCAAACATTCATGACAACGGACGGCGCCATTCGTCTGCGCGACGATCTCTCTCGGTGATCCCATGACCCGTGTCGACCATTGGGAACGCCGCCTTGCAGAGGCGGTTGAGGCCGCACGCGCCAAGCCCTTCGCTTGGGGCCTCCATGACTGCCCGACCTTTGCTTTTGAAACACGGATGATCCTGACCGGCGGCGAGGATATCGCGGCCCTCTGGCGAGGACGCTACACAACGCATCTTGGGGGCCTGCGTGTGATGCGCCGCCTTGGCTGGGCGTCAGTGGAGGACATGGGGCGGGCGCTCTTAGGAGAACCGCGCGCAACCCCGCTTTTGGCGCAGCGCGGGGACATTGTGCTAACGGACACAGGGCTTGGCTTTGGCGTGGTGATCGGCGCCACCGCTGTGGGTCTCGCACCTGAGGGTCTCACCTTCGCGTCGCTCACCTCTTGTCGACTTGCCTGGCCCATCTGAACGCGACCCATTTAGACGAGACACCCACATGCCCTTCATCGTGACAGCCGTCACCGCGGTCGCGGGGGCGATTGGCGGCGTTTTGGCCGCCGGTGGCATTGGGGCGGCGCTCATTCGGATCGGGGGTACGCTGCTTCTGTCCTATGCGGCCCAAGCGCTCATGCCAAAGCCGCAGATGACGCTGCAGGCGCGGACGGTCACGGTGCGCGAGCCTGTGATGCCGCGCGATCTTGTTTACGGCCGCACCCGCAAAGGCGGGGTCATCGTCTTTCTGCATTCCTCCGGATCAGAAAACCAATACCTCGATCTGGTCATCGTCCTTGCGGCGCACCGGGTCAAATCCATCGGAGCGATCCACTTCGAGGGCGAGATGGCCCTCAGTGCTGCCGGCGTCTCCCAAGGTCGCTGGGCCGGAAAGGTCCTTGTCGAAAAGAAACTCGGCACCGCCAACCAGACGGCCTTCTCGGGTCTTAAGGCGGCGCTGCCTGATAAGTGGTCTGAGAACCACCGTTTGCGGGGCTGCGCGGCAATCCGGCTGCGGCTCACCTATGATCAGGATGCTTTCCCGGGCGGCATTCCGAACATCACGGTGGACCTCGAGGGTAAGGACGACATCTATGACCCCCGCACAGAAACTCATGGCTATTCAGAAAACCCAGCGCTGTGCCTTGCCGATTATATGGCGCACCCTGAGTTCGGGATCCGGGCGGAGATCGGGGTGGCAGATGGCGTAGACCGGATGAGCCTCGTTGAGGCGGCCAACATTTGTGATGAGGTGGTGGCCAAGGTTGGGGGTGGGACGGAGCCGCGTTATGCCTGCAATGGGGTGATCTCGCTTTCCGAGCCTCCAAAGACGATCATTGAGGGGATGCTCTCGTCCTTTGCCGGGCGCTGCGCCTTCTCGGGCGGGTCCTGGCGCATCCATGCCGGGGCTTGGGCCGCGCCATCGGTGGCGCTGAACTCGGACCATGTCCGCGAAGGTGGCCTCACCTTGGCGACGCGCGTGACGATGTCGTCCAACTTCAACGCGGTTCGGGGCCAGTTTGTGAGCCCCGAGAATAACTGGCAGCCGGATGACTTCCCGGCCTATGCGAGTGATGTCTATCTCGCCGAGGACGGTGGGGAGCGGCGGTGGCGCGATATCTCGCTGCCCTTCACGATCTCGGCCTCCATGGCACAGCGGCTGGCCAAGATTGAGCTTGAACGCGCACGTCGACAGATGACGGTGCGGCTCTCAGGGAAATTGTCGGCCTGGGCTGCAACGGTGGGGGATGTGGTGACGCTCTCCTATGCGCGCTGGGGCTTTGCCGCCAAACCCTTTGAGGTGCATGGGGTCAGCCTCGATCTAACCGTCTCAGGCGATGGCGCGCTGTTGCTGCCAGAACTCGTTCTGCGCGAAACCTCGCCCTTGGTTTACGACTGGGCGGCCTCAGAAGCGCGGATTTATGCGGCCGCCCCGCGCACCAACTTACCGTCGGCGCGGGATATCCCGGCGCCAGGGGCCCCGCAGGTCACTGAGGAGATCTATGTCACCCGCGATGGCGGCGGGCTCAAGGTTTTGGCGCGGGTCACCTGGGCCGCGGCACCCTCAAGCTTTGTCGCGGCCTATCAGCTGCAGGCACGCCAAGGCACGGGGGACTGGCAAGATTATGGGCGGACCGATGGAACCACCCTTGAGATCCGCGACATCGCGCCGGGCGGCTGGTCTTTCCGTGTCAAGGCGGTCTCGG